AGAGGGAGCCGCCGCCGTTGTAGGTTCCCGCCGTCGCCGCGGTCCATAGGCCGAACCAGCCGACCGTGCCCCAGGTAGCCGTGGCGGTGGGAAACGAGACGATCGCCGAGTTGGATGCGACGGTCGGCTCATTGCCTGCGTTGGTGAACGCCACTGGCCCCTGGCGCGCATAAGCGCCGCCGGAGACCTCGCCGCCTCCCGTGGTGCTGGGGTCAGTTGTATGCAGCGACACATAGGCGGTGGTGAGGATCGAGGCGAGAACCGTGGTTTCGCCAGAGGGTGATAAGCCTGTCATTATCCGAAGCTCCGTCGTCTTGAGCGGTGAACCCGACTTCCGCTCGCCTTGGAGCGCTGATAGTCGGCGTTCAGTTTCTGCACCATATCTTCGACCAATTGTTTCAGGCCGGCGGCCTTCTCCTCCTCGCCGACCGCATGCAGGGTGGCTGGAATCAGCGCGGCGTAGAGGTACAAATCGGGATATTTGGTGTAGACCCAAGACTGCTGGATGTCGGTCAGCACCGGCACTTCGCCGAAGTAGACGATCTTGAACTGGATGCCGTTGACGTCGTCGGGCGGGCCGCTGAAGTAGATCTGTCGGCCCTCGATGGTGTACCAGCGGGCGTTGGTGTCGGTGTCCTGAATTTTAAAAAATTCATCTCTGGCTCGATACTTGATCGGCCAGAAGCCGGTCGAGGTGTCGTCGGCTTGGATCTGGACGAATTCCATCTCCAGCCAGTCGTCGGGCAGTGGCGCGCAGCGATTGATAATCAGCCCCTGATCGTTCTGGATCATGCGATCGACGCGCAGCTCGGCGTTGAACTTGGACTCGGCCGAGCGGATGAACGAGGTGACCAGGGCGTCGCTCCAATCGCCCCTATTGGCGTAATCCGCGATCGCCGATTTCAGGGTCGAGAAGTCGGTCATGAGCTACCCCACTGCGCCGCGAGTGGGCCGAGCACGCTGCTTCCTGCCCATTGGGTCGGCCGCGAACCGGGACCGGCTGGACCCGCGCCGACGAAGCGTGTGTTCGCGATCGTCACATCGTTGGCCTTCGCCAGTGGCGCAGCCCATGGCGGCGGGGTTCCGCCCTTCATGGCGCGCGGGGCGTAATAATGGGTGGCGCCGCCGGTCGGATCGGGGATAGCGCCGCTCATCACGCCATCGAAGATACGGCCCACCTGCTGATACTGAGGACTGTTCGGCGACACCCCGTGCGTCGCCGCGCTGCTCTCCTGCACGCCCGGCGGATTCCAGACCGAGAACTCGTGATATTGCGAACCGGGCTTGACCGGCTGCTGCGCCACGCTGGAGATCGAGCCGCTGCCGTACTGCCCCGACAGCATACGATTGTTGAGCACATGCGCGATTCCGGCCTGTCCCAGCGCCGGCTCGCCGCCGGCCTCGCCGATGATGGTGCGAATAGCGGCGTCGCGGTCATCGGGCGACACATTGGAATTTTGCGCAAACCCGCCCGGCGGCGCGGCGAACTGGTTGGGTTGCGGCATGCCATAGGTCGGCCAGGACGGCGCGGCGTTGGGGTTGGCCACATTGAACTGGTCCGGAGGCGGGCTCTGCGCAGCTGGCGGCGCATTCGGATCGTTCGGATTCGGACCGTAGCCGGCCAGCGGCGAAAGCGGCGGCAGGTTGCCGAACATGACATCGTCCCAGCCGCTCATGGCCTGATCTCTCTGGCGACGTCGATGCACGGCATCGCCACCAGCCCGTGGAACAAGCGCGCTCTCACCTGGCACATCAGCTCAGGCGCGGGCGGCGACTCCACGACAACCTGCCGCGCTGGCTCAAACCGGCCCTCGAACGAACAGCCGCTGAGCATAAGCACGAGCATCAGTAATCCTTCCGGTCGATGTCGTCGTTGAGCTTCTTGAGCACGCTCGCGCATGTCTGGGTCACGCCAATGGTCTTCCCGTCCGTCATGCTGACGATGCAGTGGACGTCTTCATGCAGGCCTGCCTCCGCCTCGCGCAAGGCGACGATGGTGTGCGGATTGATGTCGACGATCTCTCCGCCCGGCGTCGTCAGGGTGACGAAGGCGATCACCATGATCACCCGCCCCATCGCTTTTGACCGGCCAAAAGTTGGCGTACTTTTTCGGCCTTCTTTTCCGGTGTGAGTGTCGCGACAAACGCGGCCGCTCTCTTTTTTGCGATCGCAGATCGCTGTTCTGGGGTTAAGGCCGCCTGTCTCTTCCGCGCCCGCTCAGAACGCACCTCTGACGGTACGTCTTGCATGTTCTGTTTGGCTGTTCCGTCCACCATGTGACGCGGATTGACGCACAAACCGACGCCGCACAGATGCCGCATCTGATGACCCGTGAATCCCCTTAATTTCCTAATGACGCTATTCATCGTCTGAGCCTTCCCCTCAAACGATACATAGCCGTAGTATGGGAGCCGTTTTCTATGAACAGCCCCATCCCATAACCAGCAACCGCTATTAGGATCGGGGGAAATAAACTTGCCGTATCGATCTAAAATGAAGTTTTCAGCAAGCTCGATGTCCATTTAAACTTCTCCTGGGGAAGTTCTAAACGGCTTACCATCACCTCGCCACCACTTCCTCCAGTCGCCTTCGTCCCACTGCTCGAGGCAGGCGCGCTCCCAGACACTGACCGGGACGTAGCCGACGCCCTGCATGTCGGCGTGCGGCTTGTGATCGTCGCGTCGGCGCGCGGCCCCGGCGAGGATTTCCTCGAGGTCTTGCTCGGTATGGACGACCACCTTGTCCGGGTCCTCGTCGTCCCAAATGAGCGTTCTACGAACGCCGTCATGGTCGCGGTAGATTCTGGTGCGCTCAGCCATCTGGCGCCACTCCAAGGCCGAGCGCGATCTTCGCCATGAGCGCCTCGAGCTGCTTGAGCCTATCTCTGAGCTCGAGCAGCACGTTGAGGATGTCGCGCTGAGTGTCCTCAGTCATTTCAAGCCCCTACTGGAAGAGTAAGTGCTTGATATTAGGCCTTAATTCCGTTAAACAACACGTGAGCTAAGGAATTTCTCATCTCAAGTCCAAATTCCACGACAATCATGCGCGTTTCCGCGTCTCCAGTGCGCGCCATGAGGTACTGCCTGAAAGCTCTGAAGAAGGCGACGGCCAGATAGTCGGGATCGATCAAGAGCCCGACGTCGGTCGGGATCCAGCGGCTTGGCGCGACCTTCACCCGGCCGAAATCCGTCGCGATCACATCGATGGTGCTCACCACTTCAGTCTTACCCACCAAAACTTGCGTAGTACTTCTACCGGTGAAGGTGCTGATGGTTCGCTTGGGGCCCGGCGGCACGATCCACAGGGTTGGCGATCCGCCGTTGACATAGGCCTGCTGCATCGCCGCGCCGAGCATGGCCTCGGTGATCTGCACCTGAGACGCGCCGGCGACCGCGGCGAAGGCGTCGGTGGAGAGGACCGGCAAACCAGTGGTGACGCCAGCGACCGCGGCCCCAGCGACGGAGTGCTTGTCGACGGCGCGGCCGAGCCAGTGGCAGATCGCCTCGGTCATGCGCGCGGTCGGGGTGGTGTCGTCGCCGTTGGCGCGCGCCTGGCGCGAGCACAGGATCGACTCCATGTCGCTCTTCAAGACCTTCGAAGCGAGCGCCATCTGGTGCGCCATTTCCGACGATTTGCCGGCGGCGTCGACCTCTTCCTGCGTGCCTGACACGGTGGCGTCGCGTTCGGAAATCTGGGTGACGTTGTTATTGCGGATGGTCGGCTGAGCCGGCGCGTTGGCGAGCTGGAAACCTTCGACCTGGGCGTTGTTGAGATTAACTAGAGGTAAGAATTCGGTCTGCCAGTCGAAGATTCTATTCTTGACGTTCCTTCGGCGCGCGGCCGACATGACCGGGGTGTCGAAGGGGTCGATGTTATAGATGGCGTTGGATAGATCTTCTCTGTTGCCTACCGCCTCATAGGTGGTGAATGCGTTGGTTACCTTGGGCATGATGGTCCCTCATCGGAGAAAGTGCCTGAACACAAGAGCGGCGTCGTCTAACTTGCCGGTCTTCGCCAATCTGGATTGGTCTACGTCCAGGATCCGTCGTGTCGCATTCCCTCGGGGCGTAGCGACTCCGGGTACCAACGTCTTGCCTTGACCGGGAGAGACGGGTTTTGGGATGTCTCTTCTGGCCGTCCAGTTCTGAGCCGCCTCGTCGAGCACGGCGAGCATTCGCTCATCGTAGGTCGACGCCAGCTCGTGCTCGTTGAAGCCGATATGCCGGCCATACTCGCGCATGGCCTGCATTCGTTCATTGAGCTGTCTCTCGTCCTTGATGTTTGCCTTCTGGACGAATCTCGCGAATTGATCGACCGCGTATTTCTGCGATCGCTGGTCATATTGCTGCTGTTGCTCGGCGGCGGTGCGCTGGAGTTCCTGATCGATCGCCGCCCGCTTCTGGTAGATTTCGGCGTAGGCCTTCTGCTTGGCGTAGGCGGCGCTCGAATTTTGGGCGAACTCCTGGTCCCAGTTCGGCTCCGGCGGGGTGAATTCCTGCAGCAGCCGGTCCATGTATTGCAGCCGCTGCATGTAGGCGTCGCGCGCCTGGACGACGGTCTGCGCCTCCTGCTCGATCGCCCCGCGGGCCTGATCGATATGGGTCATCCGCTGCTTGAAGGTCTGCTCCCGGATGTAGCCTCTCAGCGCCTCCGAGAGCGGAACCTCCTGCGTCTGGCCGTCGACGGTTACTTCATATTTCGGCTCGTCTTCGCCTTCGGCGTCTTGCTCGGGTGTCCCTTCGGGACTGGCCCCTTCGTCTGGTTCTTGAGGGTCTTGATCACCGATCCGCTCTTGTACGTCGCCCCGCTCCCCTTCCGCCCCTTCGCGCCCCCGCTCGTGTCCCCCATCGCCGGCGGCAGATCGGGCCCCCTGATCCCTGTCCGATAGACGTTGGTCTTGGCGGCCGGCGGTTTCGCCGCGCCCGGATCGCCTCTGAACGCCCCGCCGGAGCCCATCTTCATCCCCTTGCTCAGCCCTGCCATCTGCGATTCTCCTCTCCATGTTGGCGAGACGCGCGTTCTCCCCGCCGTCACGGGTGTCGCCGGTTAAGGGGTCGCCTTCGACCGGGCGCGGCTCGAACATCGTTTCGGGCCGTGCGGTCGCGGCGAACCGGCCCGCCTGATCGCGGCGCCGGTCGGAGATCGTTTCCGGCGCGATCGTCTGCCGGAAGGCGTCTGCAGCGTCCTGAACGCCCTCGGACATCAGGCTCTCCGGGTCCCGCGCGCCATGGTCTGGTCGTTCATGATCGTCTTCAGCATCGACGGCAGCATTTCCAGCGCGCGGATCTGCGCGATCAGTTCGTCGCGACGCAGCGGTGTGCAATTGACGTCGCGCACCAGTTCGTCGACCCAAATCCTTCTGGCGCGCGCGCAGGCCTCGACGAACGCCGGATCGGCGTCGAGCTCGCGCGCGGCCAAGGCCAGTTCGCGAATACGTGAGAGCTCGTCAGTCATCCTGGTGTTCTACCGCCTTCAGCGCCCACATCTCGGCGGTGTTGAGATGATTGAGCGCGGACTGGGCCAGTTTCGCCTGCTTGGAATCGTCCTTGGCCATGTCCTCGAGCGCATCCACGATCTCGCTGAACAGGGCCTTCAGCTTGGCGGTGATCTCTTCGCGATCGTCGTCGCTCACTTCGATCCTCCTCACTGTCCGTTGCCTCCTGGCCCGCTACCGGGCGGCGGCTTCATCGCCGCCTGCGCCATCGAAGTCTGCGCCTGCAGCGCCGCGGCTTCCCTAGCCTGTTGGATCTTGGCCTGGTCGGTGGCGAAATCGAGTTGCTGCTTCTGCCCTTCCATCGCCGTGTCGACGCTGTGCTTGTGCAGGTCGGCGGCGACCTTCACTCCCTCGATCGGATCCGGGCCGGCCTCGGGCTGACCGGCCTGACGGGCGGCGACGCCGACCTTGGCCCGCTCGATCGCGATCTTCTGATTGTCGTACGCGGTCTTCTGCCTGAGTTGCTCGTGCCGGAAGGCGTCGTCCTGCATCTGCTTGGCCGCCTGCAATTGCTGCTCGCCGACCGCTTGCGAGGAATCGGAGCGCACCTTCTCCTGCTGCGACATCGCGGCAATCGTCATCGCGTCGGGCTGCTTGGGCTGTTGGGCGATCTGAGCCAGGGTGTTCGGATCCGGAGTTTTGAAGTATCGCCCCGGGTTCTTGATGTTGGCGATCGCCAGCATGTCGGTGATGGTGTTGATCATCTCGGGGATGCCGACCACCGGGTTCTGCGGCCCGAATTGCTGGAACACCGCCATCTGGTCGGTCTTGATCTGCTGCAGGGTCATCATCCGCACCGTGTCGGAGCCCTTGCCGAGGGTGGAGTTGACCTCGACCCCCATCGAGGCGTCGAAGGTGCCGGTGTCGATGTCGGTCCATTTGCCGGCCAGGCGCAGGGTGCGACGCTGGTTGGGGGCCTCGGCGATCTCATTGTAGAGGCCGGTGAACAGCTCCTTGAAGCCGGTTTCGGCCAATACGCGCGCGGTCAGTTCGACCCGCTCCTGGGCGCCGTTGATGATCGCCTCTACGCCGATTGAGGTCGATGACTGCAGCGCCTTGGGGTCGAGGCCCTTGGCGGCGTCGGTGAGGCCGGTGCGGCGCGCCAGGACGTCGTTAAGCAAGTCGACCACCGGCATCGCCGCCTGGCCGACGAACGGGGTCTGGGTGAAGAACACCGCCGCGCTCGGGTCGCCGCGGGTGCGGATGACCGCGCCGAGATCGTCGTTGAGGGCGTCGTCGAGATTGGTGGTCAGTTCGTTGATGACGGTCTTCGGATTGATGCTCTCGGCCAGCGAGTCGAGCACGCCCCTCATCATGTTGGTCTTGATCCGCTGCACGTCCTCGACGTAATCGGCGACGCTGTCGCCGACGATGGTGTGGCTGATCGGGTCGACGGCGAAGCAGGCGAATTTGATCCGGTTCGCTTCCTCGTCGTTGACGACCTTATATTCGGTCCCCATGGTGCAGATGTATCGGAGTTCGGCGTGGCCATCGCCGTCCTTGTCGGCCTTGATGTACCATTCGCCGTAGCGCACGCCGTCTCCCACTCTCGTGGCGCTGGAATAGCGGCCGGGATTGCGGATTTGCGGCTCGGAGGTGAATTCGGGGGTCATCTGGCCCTCGATGTACTGGACGCATTCGTCGCGGTCGTAGCCCATGCCGACTAGTTCATCGACCGAGACGATGCGCTCATGGCCGACGATGCGGGAGGTGGCGAAGCTGCGCGCCCAGCGGTCGAGCCGCATCTCCTCCGGCGGCACTCCGGCGATCTTGATCAAGGGCTTGTCGACCTCGTAGGAGAAGACGACCTTGTCGTAGCCCTCGGTCAACGGGTCCTTCTCGCCCTGATGGACGATTTTGGCGGTCTGATCTATCTGCAGCAGCGTCTGGATCTGCTGGTCGTTGATATTGACGAAGGTCTTGCGCTTCACTTCCTTGGTGTTGTCGCTCCACCACTTCACGAAGCCGGTTCTTACGGTCATGGCGTCCTTGAAGGCGCCGTAGAGGATTAGAAACCCTGGGTTATCCTGCCAGAATACGTAGTTGATATATTGGGTTTGCTGTTCGGCGGCGTCGACGTCGGCCATCGAGCGCGGAATGAGCGAGACGACGTTTTCACTAGCCGCGAACAGGCGGATCAGCGCCGGCATCATCAGCATGATGGCGTCGCGGACGTCGGTGGAGACGAAGCTCGAGCGGTTGGCGCTGTCGGTGTCTTCGTTGAGGAGTTCGCCGAAGGTGGCGTCGGGCTGGACGGCGCCGAGTTCGTTGGTGACCTGCCTGCCGATGGTCGGCAGCATGCCGTAGTAGTATTTTTGCAAGTAATCGCGTTTGGCGGCTAATATAGACCCTTCGTAGTCTCGACTATCGCGGATCATCTCGGAGATGTATTCGTCGTAAGAATCGGGGTCGGCCGGATCATAAGATCGCTGGCCGTCTCCCTTAAAACTGGCGAAGAGATTCTCTAACGCCACCCCAAACGTCCCAAATCAGGTACAAATCAACAACGTTCCGCCAACGAGCTGTGACAGCCATGCGTTTGCATGCGGTACTTAAACCCTGGATTGCTTATTGTGCAATCGCGGATTGAAATCAAGGCGACTGGCGCATGGCGGAATGGGGCTTGGACGAAGACTTCAGTGTGGACGACG